GCACTCAGCGATGAAGCGATAGGAAATGCTGCGGAGGGTGCTTCACCAACTGCTAATCAGAAATTACCAGTCTACTTTCAGCCTGACCCGGACCCAAATAGAGCAAACATAATTCTCTCAGAACAATTTGGAGTTAGGACTGATTCTGGCAGCAAGATGATGGATACAAAGTATTTTATAGAAGATCATATTATTCCATTCGTGGCAAATCAGGCAGATAGTATTAGAAATGCTCCAAGAATGGCTGCTGTTATCGAAAATATCCCCTTCATTGGTAATATGGTACGTAAGATACCACGGGTTCGTCGTGGAGTTGACGCAGATACGCAAGAACAGCAAAGACAGGCAAGGGACTTTGCGAGATATTGGAAGAAATACAAGGAAAGCGTGAAGGAAGCGAGAGACATTGAACAAGCTGGAGTAATTGATCACCTTAGAACTCTTGAACGGTACTTGTTAGAGTCAAACATCCTTCGGGTAGCTCCTTATTCTAAGGTAAAAAAAGCCTTAGATAGTGATATTACCCCAGAGATGGAAAATCTATTCAGGGAAGAGCATTTTAATCTTGTCTTTAATGATGATGTTCTTCCTGAAGGCATGTCATGGGGAGGATCATTATTCTCAGAAGGACATCGCGCGAATCCTAACAATGTAATACGTGTTAGAAAAGGGGACTATCCCAAGATGAAGGCAGCCATTGGAATAGACCAGTCTCTTAGTCCGGGGTTTGCAGATGTTATCAGGGCATATCCAATGTATACAGGGCAAATTAATTCTTCCTTACCAGTTAAGACTCCATTAGGAGAGACATCGCTAGCCTCTATTCTAACGAGTTACAGGACGAGCCTTGATAGGCTTGCTAATACATTACGTGCAAGTGGATATAAGTTTGTTGACTCTGCAGATGATCTTATGAAGGGCGGGTCATTTGCCCCAAGAAATACTATTGATGCTGAACTTCTTGAAAGCGGAGATCTCCTTCATAATCTTCATCCTGAAGTTATTGCTAAACAACCGCAAAGAAAAATAGCAAAAGGAATAGGGAAAGGACCTGATACGTACGTGTCACAGGCAGAAGGAATTGCACGCGGAGCTACGTATGTAAGCCCTGCAGATGCTGTTGAAGATTTGTTTAGAACAGCTCGTACAGTTGTGGAAAATGCAGAATTAGCTGAATCACTAAGAATCTTTTCTAAAGCACGAGGGATCAACTTCAAAACGATAGATGAAATTATAAAATCTACTGATTCCTATCCTATGATGGAAGGTATCCTCCAAAAAGCAGAAACAATAATAGGAAGAATGAAGCATGGGGTTACACGAAAAACCGCTCAGGTAAAGGCTGCAGAAGAAGCCGCTGCCGCTGCACCCCCTCCCACCGCTGCACCACCTCCCACCGCTGCGCACAGAATCCTGAACGAGAAAATGGGGGTTCCAGAACAATATATTGATATAGACTTTATGGGGAAACTTCCAGCAGGGGTTTTGGATAACCAACCAGTAGGAGCAAGTGCTTTAAAGTTTCCAGAACAAGAAGGGCTTCGGTATTTGCTTAAGAGGGGAGACTCGATATCGAGGTATTTCATTCATAGACCTCCTCAACGACAGGGAGATGTACTTGGCCCAACTCTCGAAGGGGGAATACAGTCCTATCCACCAAGGCCCGCAGAAGCCGGGATAACAGAAAAATTCAAGAAAGGAACGGGAGATAACATTGTATGGCTAGGTGAACTAACTGATCCCGGTTTAGTACAGAATTCGACCTATATTATTGATGGCGCTAAATTACGTTTAGGAGATATAGCGGTTGAGGGAGGAGGATATCTTCATCCGGGGGATATTCCTGCGTCAGCTATTATAAAACGCCCTGATGATTTAGGTGGATGGGTAAAACAACCACCTCCCACCGCTGCTCAAAGAGAAGTAGTAGATGATGTGGAGACTATATATATTACGTTGGATGTTGAACCAACAAATGTATCAACGGTTCATCAGAATATATCGAAAAAATTAGGATGGATAGCAGAGCAAAATCCAGACAAGCCTAATGAGTTCAGGTTTTTAGATAAAAATAATAATCCTTTAGTAGTGGCTAGACTATTATGGCGAGATACGAAGACCCTAAGCATAGAGCATATAGAGTCAGTATCAGATATATCTAGGGGTAAGGGAAATGCCAGCAAATGGTTAGACGCTATGACGAAGTATGCTGATGAAAATAATATTACCCTTGAATTAGATGCTGTCCCACTTACTACAGGTATGATAAATCAACCAGTTGGATTAACGAGGGGACTAAAAACTCCAGACTTAACTCAAGAACAGCTTGTAGAATTTTACGCAAGGCATGGATTTAAGTTTCCAACCAAGGCAAGAAGGGCAAAAGATCCTTCTAAGGTTATCACTCTAGATGGGAAAGAAGTTATATCTGAACATGGAGTAAGAACCCCCACCGCTGCACCTGCTTCCACCGCTGCACAAGTTGGAAGGACTGTTGCCATAGGAGCCGCCAAGTTGCCGAGAGAGCTTGCAGGGGCAAAGCCACGCTACAATATGGGGCAATATTCGTATTCCCCACAATTTGAAAGTGACGTTGATAAGGCTCTCTTTATAGTTTCCCAGCCAAAGAAGTCCGCTAGTGATGAGTCCTATATGGTCTGGTTAAGAAAGGAGGTTCCAAATTTATCAGATTCAGAACTAAGGCAAGCAGGAAGAAACGTACGCAATCATATTAAAGAAACACTAAAAGGGAAACCAGAAGGTAATGTGGACATCCCGACCTCTTCTACTGTTAGAGATCTAGGTGTTAGGACTCTACCAATCCCTACCGTTGCCCCTTCTGTTGCAAGGGCTGCTGTTGGGGTAGGGGCATCAAGAGAGGCAATCGTAGACCAGCTTGATAAGTCTGTAGAGAGTATAAGGGAAGTTCTTAGCTATGAGCCTGTATCAATAACTGATGACGTAGCAGCTGATGCTGTTGATAAACACCTTAAGAAATTACGTAAAACTATTCAAGAGGCTAAGAAGTTTATAAACTCTGAAATAAAGAAAGGCCCAATTAAAACATCAGCAGATAAATACTTCTATAAGACGCAACTCCCAACATTAAGAAGAATGATCAATAACCTTCCAAAAACTATAGAGGACATGCAGAAAGAAGCAGCAACTGGGATGAGAGCTTATGGAACAGACAAGAAGCAATCCGTTGTCCTTGAAGGGTATATGTTCCCAGAACAGTTCCAAAATTTAGTGATTAGTGAATTTGATACCATGAGGGCTCTTGAAAAGAACAGGGGATTTAGCGGAACGGTAGAAACACTTAATACATTCCTGAGAATCTTTGGGGCAACAGGGGACATGAGTGCTTTTGGAATACAGGGATGGCTTGGAGTTGTCAACGATTCTCTCAAGAGAACTGGAGCACTACGGTTGTTTCCGGGTGGCTCTGCAGAAATGGGAATTAATAAAAGGGGAGACTCATATACGTCTCTAGTAGCAAGCATGAAGGGATTTGGAAAGGATGGCGGAGCAGCGGTAGATGACATGATCTATAAGGCTGGAAAGATTGCAGAAGAGAATGGTCTTCCGAGCAATATAGATGCAACTGCTGCTGGGCTCAACCTGCAGAAAGGCGTGGCAGAACTTTCTCTTCAGGGAGCTACGCCCCTCTCCAGAAATCTAAGAAATCTCCCCGGCCTTCAAAGGTTTGAACGAGTCTTCAACTCATTCGGCAGAATACAGCGTTTGAATATGTTCCACAATGAAGTAGAACTACTGATGTCAAAAGAGGGGATGACATGGCAGCAGCTTAGAGATCGCGGAGATCTTTCGGCTATTGCAGAGTCAATCAACTTTGTCATGGGAATTGGGAAGACACGCTTTGCAGGAGATGTGGGACAGTTTATCCTTTTTGCTCCACGGTTCTTCCATGCACGTATGAAGGTGGCAATGGATGGGCTAGCGGGTATGTGGCCTCTTCCGCATACAGGGAAAATAGGAGGTGGAGGATGGAGAGATCCATCAAGATCAGTTCAAAGAAGAATCGCAAGAAAATACCTGACAAGAATGGTTGGAACCGGAGTGTTTCTTACCTTTGCTCTCAATGAGGCACAGGGAGAGGAAACAGATATCAACCCATTCCTGAGAAACCCCAAGACAGGAAAGTGGTACTACAATTCAAACTTCATGAAAGCAAAGGTTGGACAACTTGACATCAGTTTCTTTGGCCCCTTTGATGGATTGCTTCGAATCCTTGCCATGCCGGGAGTTCTTGCTGCTAATGCCAATGCTGGTCTTGACCCTGAACAGGCATGGAAAGATCTGCGTGGAGTAATATCTGCCCCGATTACAGGAGTAGCAGCAGATCTGATTACAGGAGAAGATGCCATAGGAAGAAAGACAAACCCCTTTGAGGAGGGAGGCCCCGGATTTCACGAGGTTATAATGGACCATCTTACTCCATTCGCATGGGATGAACTCTTCTTTGCTGACCCCGGGAAAGATTCTATTATGGCTAAATCATTTGGAGGCATTAGGGAGGGAGATATTGGAGCGGTTGCAACTGGGGTGTCACAGGTTGCAATGCAAGCCCTTGGGGTGAGGAGCAGCTATGAATCAACATCAGAGACGATTGATGCTGCTATGGCGGCCTTAGTGGATCTTGGGCCAAACGATCCTGTATGGCAGGAGATCTATGGAGTTACCGATGGGTCAATGACAATGAAGGAGATGCAGGATGCTTGGGCTGAAGCGGGAGGTGGGGCGTGGAATACGTATAGCAACTTAAATGTTGGTATTTCTGCAAGATCTCTCATATTTGGAACCGGTACGAATAAAACTCCAAACTTTGACTCTTTTGCAAGTGACATTCAACAAAAAGCTCTGGAAGTAATAAGAACAGGAGTCGTTGAAGACATTATGTCACCTGAAGAATTGCTTGCTCTTGAGACTCAGATACATGAGCGACTGCAAAGAAATGCTTCTGACTACACACAATATTCTATTGAGCGAGATTCCCTTATAGATGAGGAAGAAGCCTACCTTGTAGATGCAGAGAAAGCCTTTCTAGAAGGTGAGGATATTACCTTTACCTATATAGACCCAGATACCGGAGAAGAAACTATAGAAACACACAAACTTGCCTCTGGAGATTTCGGAAACTATCTTAGACTTCTAAATAGTATCAGGGGAAATTACTCATCACGAAGAAGATCATTGGTAGGCCCAGAGGGGAAGTATGAGGGGGTAACAGACATCTTTGACTTTGCGAGAAAGTCCGCACTTGGGAATCTATCAACGTATGATTCAGATATCTACGACTTTGCACAGGGATCTCTATATGAAATTCTCTACGAACGAACTTCTATGCCTGATGGGACATCTCTTCCTTCCATTCAAATGGCTGCAACAGCAGAAATAGACTGGGATCTCAAGGAGCGTAAGGTTGAGATCTGGGAAACAATCATGAAAGAGCGGTATCCAAATCTTACCCCAGCCCAGATTGACAGGTACAGACTTCGTATTGAAGAGGATCATAAGAGATATGCGCCACCACTTGGACAGCTCTTATCAGATATGCAGGACTTTATCAGCGACCAGCCGGTAGACCCGAAGAACCCTGAGCTGGGGTCTTGGTATGAGGTGGAAAAGAAAATCGTTCAAGATTTCTCCCAGACAACACGACAGTCAGAGGAAGAGATGCTGGATACGTGGAAGAGGTGGAAGGCAGCTGGAGGGAATCTGAAGAAGGACATTGAAGCTCTTCCTGAAAATAGATGGCTTACAAGGGTACATTCCTTGTTATCCCAGAGAAGGTCATTATTACTTCGAAGGAACCCACAACTAGAGGGGATACTTCTCTTCATAGAAAAGAGAACGGCAGAGCCGGTAACCCCAAGAGGGAGACAGGTTGATCGTATTCTTTCCCTCCATCGCAGGGGGATAAAGCCAATAGAAAACTTTACAGATCTTGCCGCCGCGGTGTATAACGGAGATGATCTGAATAGATTTATGTAAAGGAGAATGGTATGGTTATGGCAGATACGCCCGAGGAACAGGAAGAACAGGAAGTTGTCATAGAGGATCAGGGAGATGCGGATGAACCCGCTGAAGAGGTTGAGGCTGATGGTGGTGATGCAGCTGAGACAGTTGTTCAGGAAGAGGTTTCTTCTGCAGAGAATATAGTAGAGCCGGAGATAGAGACTGATACGGTTATCAAGCCTCCTCAGAATAAGGAACGAAGTACTGCTCCTGAGGATATCGAAGAGCTACACAGATTTCGACAGCAACGCTCACAGAATGAATTTGAGCAAAAGACTATTAGACAGGCTCAGGCACTAGAGCAACGGATACTAGACCAAGGCGGTGACCCGCAGACTGCAAGGCAAGTAGGGAGGCAGCATGTGGTTCACCAGAAGGAATTACGGGATCAGGAGGCAAAGACCCTTGATCTTGTTAATTTCGTAGAGGGACGACAAAATGCAGCAATGTACTTTGCACAAAAGTATAAACTTGTTAGCAAGCAGTTTGTTGAAGATATGCAGTCCCTTACTAAATTTAGGTCCCCAGAAGAGATGGAATTAGAGGCAAAGCGGATGTCTCAGATTCGCTCTCAAGCTGCTGAGATTCGACAATTGAAGCAGAGCAAAGTTGCACCTCAGACCTTTGACAACAGTCAGGGGGCAGCGGAAGCAACAACCAATCAGGATAGGCTTCTTGATGCCTACTTGGCTGGGGATAGATCCGAAGCTGCGGTAAAGGCAGCAAGAAGACTAACACTTGGAAGTTAAAGGAGGGGTTAAATGGCACAGACAGCTACTACTGGTAGTTTAGAGAATGCCCAACGGATCATTATCGCAAGTGCGAGGTATACAGAGGAGCACAATGCTCCCGCAATGAACCTCATTGAGCAATTCACATTGCCCAAGGGTTCAAAGCAAGTCACTGTTCCAAAGGTTGGACAGATGACCATGTCCGATCTTGTTGACGGGCTAGACATTGTCGATGAAGAGCAAATCGGTATGACAACCGTTGACCTGACCGCAGCAGAGGTTGGGGCAAAGATCATCATTACCGACAAGCTCGCACGACAGAGTGCCGAGAATGTCTTTTCGCTCATTGGGCGACAGCTTGGTGACGGCATGGCACGAAAGAAAGACGTAGACGTATTGGCTTTGTATAGCGGCTTCAGTACTGATATAGGTGCAGCCGGTCGTTCTATGAGCCTCGCTAACGTATCCGCAACGGTAGCCTATGCAAAGGGTAAGAAGTTTGGTTCTCAGGTGTATATTGTCCAGCACCCATTTGCGGTGTGGGACATTGCCAACACAGCGGTTACCGCTTCTACCACATACCCGGTTCCTGCCGGGTGGACGGCAGAATTACTAGGAGACTTTTTCAGCGGGCTCCGACCAATCAACGGTGTTCCGATCTTTGAGGATGGAAACATCACCATTGATAGCAACGATGATGCAGTTGGCGTATGTGCTGACAAGAGTGCGCTTGGGGTTGTGAAGTCTGTTGATACTCGGACAGAACGACAGCGTGACGCATCCCTTCGGGCAACTGAAGTAGTGATCACTGCTGACTACGGGGTATTTGAACTCGACGACAGCAAGGGTGTTGCATTGACACTTGATGCTGGAACACCAGCAACAGCGTAAGGAGATAACGTATGCCAATGACTACTAAGGAACGTACTGATCTCCGTCAGGAATTAGTAAGTAGCGGGTATTCTTGGGACTACATTGACGAGTGGCCTTCAAAGACCACACTCTACTGGCATCGTGATAACGGTGTAAAAGAAGTAGGGCAAGCGGTCAGTGGAGTACCGGGGAATCCTGATTATGTAAGTAGAAAAGCAAGAATAGGCTTGCTACAATGGCCTCCGAGTGAGGCATGTACCTGTAGGTGGTGCATGGAGAGAAAGAGGGACCCTGATACTTCTCCTGATGAGAAGATAGATGAGGTTGAATCTTCGTCTTCTTCTCAGGAGAAGGTATCACCAAAGAGATCAAGGAGCTTTGGCCCTCACTTCCAGCAAAGCTAGGTGTAACGATTGCCGTGCCTAGCGCAAAAATTTACAACGGCAGTCGCAGGACATGAGCCTGTGAAAAGGAGTTCGACATGGCATATCCAAATGTGATATTTGGACACTACGGTCTTGAGAAGGAACATACCAGTTCCAAGAAGAGGCGATTCGGAACCAAGCTGATTCTTCCTGACGGAAGGATCTATTCCTACGGAAAGGCTGGTGAAGCTATTACCGCAGGAAAAATCACGATGGCAGCGGCAACGTCCTCTGGGCATATCAAGGACTTGGTAATAGCAGCGGCAGTTGCTGCCAATGCGTCTGGTATCGGCGCAATCACCGTAACCAACGCAACCACGGCAATCTCTGGTTCTGAGTATTACACCGGAAGCAGGGGTGATGTCGGGGACTACGAGGATGGATACATCTTTGTAAACGATGCAGCCGGGGAAGGCCAATTCTGGCCCATCTGGAGACACTCTGCTGCTGGGTCAAGCGGTACACTGACCATTGACCTCTATGAAGGCGACTTTGTGGCGACGGCACTTACCACCTCTTCCGAGGTAGGGCTTGCCAAGAACCCGTGGTCAGCAGTAGAAGCATGGGATGTCAACGATATTGACGGCCCAGTCATGGGTATTCCAAACCGTGATATGACTAGTGGATACTACGGATGGTTCCAGACCCAAGGCCCATGTGCCGTACTTACCAATGGAACATTTGTTGTTGGGAACCAGTTCGTAACTGGCAGCACAACAGACGGTTCCGGTGATGTTTCCGCAGATAACAACTCAGCCGAGATCGTACTTGGTGATGTTATCAATGTTGGAGCATCAACGGAGTATTCATTGGTCTGGCTCCGCCTTGGAATGTAAAATCCTCAGTTAGGAACTGGAATATGACAACGGAATTATGGACTCCAGCGGGGACTGTCCATGTTGGGGCAGCCCCCGTTGGAAGAAATGTAGAAACAGGTGGCAAGATTGTGGCCCATCGTTTTATGCTAACGGCCAAAGATAAGTTTGGGAAGGAGCATAAGACCCGGGTGCAGATTCTTGCCGATGATACAACCAGTAAGGCGCACCTCGAAGAGATGATGGGGAACTGTGCTGAGAAGTTCATGCACGAAGTGCGTGAGAAGTATGACAAGCGACCCCCAACTCCAGAGGAACGAAAGGAAATAGGGCGTGCGCTCAATGAGTTCAACAATCATATGAAGCTCAGAAAAGAAAGCACGACTGGAAAAATATATTTTTAGGAAGAGGAAATGGAAGAAGAAACAA